CGCCGCAGGCTTCATCTTCTTCGCCATCACAAAAGTTGCGACTGGTAAAGCCAAAGAAGTTAGCCCAATCATCTGGGTGGTCAATGCTTTGTTTATTCTTAACTTTATTATCTTGGCAATCATCTAAGGAAGAATTAGTATAGCTTACCGCTATTCATACGATACACTAAAAACGCACATTTTGTTTATTGAATCATAGACAGGAGTGTGTTTTTAGTATGGAAATACAAGAGTATTTAAAAGAGTATCTGCTTGATTGTAAGATAAGGAATCTAAGCCATCAGACTATAGTTAATAAGCAAATTCAATTGAATGTAGTGACTAATTATTTAAAAGATGAATTGGGGGTTACTAAACTTGAAAAAATAAAAAAAGTCCATATCAAAGCTTATCTAAACAATAAACTTGAAAGTGACTGTAAAGCGTCAACTATCAACACTAGTTTAAAAATTTTAAAATCATTTTTTACCTATGGGATAGAAGAGGATTATATACAAACTAATCCAGCTAGAGACATCAAGCTACTAAAAAGAGAGAAGGCAATATTCACTGTGTTTAATGATAATGAAATTGTCAACATGGTTAAATACTGGAAAGGAACAACATACACAGCAACTAAAAATAAACTGATGATTTCACTGCTTGTTGACACAGGCATACGAGTTGGAGAGCTATGTAGCTTGTTAATAGAGAATGTAGAAGATGATCATATTAAAGTCCACGGAAAGGGCAATAAATGGCGTATAGTGCCTATTTCTTTTCAGTTGAGAAAACTCATGATGAAATACGAAAGAAAAAGAAAAGAGGTGCTAGAAAAAAACAATAAAGAATCAGTGTATTATTTCTTTAATCAACATAAAAACAAATATGAAAGTGTTTCACCGATTCAGAAAATGATAAAATATACAGCGCAGAAAGTTAAAGTAAGGAGTAGCGTTAGGGCATCACCTCACAGTATAAGGCACTATTATGCTATTAAAAGTCTTTCATTAGGTACACCAATCACACAACTTTCAAAAAATCTTGGGCATGAATCAATACGAACTACAGAGATATATTTAAGTCAGATAACGAATGAGCAAGTTATAAGCGAGCAAATGAAGAAAACTGTTTCACCGTTGTCAAAAATATAAGCGGTAAAACTAAAATTTTATCAATCTACTTATAGAATTATTCAGAAAATTTTATTATTATTGTGATATAATATATTATAATAACAGATTGTATGGAGTTGTATAATGGAAATTACTTTTTTACTGGGGAATGGTTTTGACATTCAATGTGGTCTAAAAACCTCATATATTGATTTCTATAAATATATTTTAGAAAAAAAGTATTCTATAGATTTAACCAAAGAAATGGATAAAGAATCAATTTCAGAAATTGACAATATAATATATTCAGAGATTTACAAATCTAGAGATAAAATTGAAACTTGGGCAGATCTGGAATTTCAGTTGGGTGTGTTCACTAAACAGTTAAAAGAAAAAAATCAAGATGTACAAGAATCAGCAAATAGATTTTTGGATGATTTTGAGATTTTAAAAGTAGACTTAAATGAATATCTTAAATATATTCAAATACAAGATGATGTTGAAATTAGCGAAGATTTTTCGAATATATTATTTACTACTATGGATAAATTTTTTGAAAACTTATTTAGTCGTGAATATGATGAAGTAAATGATATGCTAAAGGCAAATTCAAGTAGTCATTTTCAATATAATTTTATATCATTTAATTACACTAATAGTTTAGAAAAAATTATTCAAAGTTGTGGTGAGATATCAAAAAGAAATATATTTAATGGTTCAGGTCTAAATCAATTTATTAACAAAAAAATAATCAATGTACATGGGGTAATTGACAAATTATTAACACTAGGTTTAAACGATGAAACACAATTAACATCGGATTTTTTTGATATAGATGAACTAAATGATTTAATAAAACCAAAATCACTTGAATATAATAGAGAATATATGCGTAGAGATGCAGAAATTATTATTGATAATAGTGATATAATAGTAATTTTTGGAATGTCAATTGGTTCAACCGATAAGCATTGGTGGGAAAAAATAGCCAATATTTTGATAAATTCAAAAAATAAAAAATTGATTATTCATTTATATGATGAAAAGCCAAGCTTATTATCATCAAGAATGGTGAGAATAAGACGAGAAAGCAAAGAGAATGATTTTTTATCTCAGTTGAATAATTTAGATTTGTCAGATGAACAAAAAGCACAATTAAGAAAACAAATATATATTGTGACAAACAGTGAATATATATTAAATGTTGATTTAAGAAAGTACTTTAATACGAATAAATCAGACAATGTAAATGAAGAGATGGGTAGCACTGAGAAAGGAGTAAAAGAATAATGTATAATTCTTTTTCAGAAAATATATTATCACCTATAATTACTAACATATTATCACCTATAATATTATTTTTATTAGCAAGTTTAATTATGAAAAATAACACTATGTCTAAATTAATTTCTAGAATCTATTTATCCGTTAAAAAAGGATTGGAAATAAATACAGAAGAGGTAGCTGATTCAGATGTGAAAATCGATAGTGCTAAAAAATTAAGCATGATAAAACCTGAAAATCTTACGAATTCAGATAATCCAATATTGAAAAAAATAAGTAAAGATTATGGTGCTGATAGTAAAACTGGTTGGGAAGTAAGAACTTTTTATACGATTGCTAAGCAACAATTATTTGAAAACAAAGTAATAAATTTTCAAGTTAAAGGAAATAAATTCAATATATTTTTGAAAACTGATGATTTAATAAGCAATTTTGATTTAAAAAACAAAGAAGAAGTAGTCAGTGATGGTGTTGGCAAAATTAGAGTCTATATTTTCCAGAAAACAAATGACAATAATGAAAAAGAATATTTCCTCATAAGATTTGGGAAAAAGGCATTAGAAAATCCAATTCAATTACAGTATAGCTGAACTCTGACTGAACTGAATTAACTAATATAAAAGTTAGTAACTAGAGAATAGTCTCTAGTTTTTTTATATGCCCAATCATCACATTCACAATTAACAAGGTCAAGTGCCTACCGCACAGCAAGCTGATTGGTGTTACTCAACTTGCTACCGCAAGATTGGTAACGATCATAGCAAATATAAAATAGGTGTGAGGGTAGCTGTATAATAAAATACATATAGAAGAACATTGCACACCTATAATTTAAAATAGTTGTAGAATGTCTATCCTTATATATAAATACATATAGATAGATGTTCTACAACTATTTATTTTTTCAATAAAACAAATTAAATTTGCTAATATTCATTTACCGTCTTGCTTGCAAGCGTGTAAATACCAAGGAACAAACGCAGTTTGTGGGGTGGTAACCCTATCTTTTCATGCAACGCATATAATAGAAGAAAGTTTTCAAAATTCAACTATAAAAATCAAAAATAAATCACAAATATGATTAAAATCGTTGACTAGATATTTCTACAAACGGCTTAACCTAGCGTTTCATTACACTTATCATTTTTTAATAAAATAAAAAAATAGCAAAAAAAGCTTGACAGTCAAACATAATTATGCTATAATATATACATAGAGTTAGTTAATCCCCTATATTAATTATATATCATTTATCAGTCAATGTCAAGTACTTTTTAAAACTTTTTATATATTGACCTTGGGTACTTATAAATAAAGGCTTTGTAGGGATTGGCTAACGAAAACAGGAAGAAGAATATTGTCAAATACTTTTTAAAATCTAAAGGAGATACACAGAATGAAATACTTTTACTGCTATGATCAGAAATTAGCAAAACACTTGAAGAGCTATGGGCTTGATTATATCACATTAGCAAAAAATAGATATGATGACAAACTTTTCAGCTTGTGGGCGAAGACAGATGAATTTGAGAAGGCGATCACGGAATATAACAACAAATAACAACTAAAGGTAAGCAAACAAAGAAAGCTAAAAATATGAAAGTAACTATTGAAGAATTATTTACAAATGATGAATTTGCAGATATTATTGATGAAAAATGGGTAAACCAATTCAATAAAAAAGGTAATTTACAGACCGACACTAAAAAAGCAATCATAACAAAATTGTCAAAATACTATTCAAATGCTGAGTATATCCGAGGTACAAAAAAATCTAAAGCAGGCTTTGAAATTGGTGATAAGTTAAATGCTGAAATGTCAAACGCTGATATGATAATTAACAACATTAAAAAAAGCAACATTGCAAAATATAAGCTTACTGCTTTTCAGCTTTTTAAAAATTATTCAGCAAAGCAAAAAGCTGACGGTGAAACTACTAAAACAATGACACGCTTAAAATGGTTGGAAAACGCAGGTATTACAGGCGATATAAAAGATTTGTGGGTGCTTGATGGTCGTGAAATCAAAGACAGAAACTCACGAGCATTCATAAATTATTATAAGAATGACCTAGCAACATATTTAAAGTCAGTATTTACTTATTGCATTGGTCAGCTTAATATCGAAAATAAAGAATTGTATTATTGTGACTGCGAATTAGATGAAGATGCTGAACAAGATGAAAATGGCATAAAGAAACGGATTCTTACAGAAGTTGAGATTGATGGATATAAAGCAAAAAGGAATGAGTTGAAAGAGAAATATCAAGTAAAAAACTTTTATAACGCACCACGAGAATTCAACAAAGAGCTAGCTGATTATGTTTTGAAAGTTTTTAAATCTAATAATTTATGGGTTGAAGTTGAGCTTGATTTTTCAAGTGTTAATGATGAAATAGTTGATGTTGATGAAGTTGAATTGAGAAAAGAATTTATGTCAGAATTTAAACAACATAGACAAAGTTTATATGTTAAGCGAGAATTTAGAAAAGATAACGGATGGCGTTTAGAAAGTTTGCTAGCAACTAGGGCAAGTGTAACAGTACCGCACAGACAGTTTGAAGAACGCAACTATTTTAAGTTCATGACGGAGCTTGATGAAATACTTGGGTTTGGTAAGGCTGATTTTAGCGGGTATAACGAAACTAAAGAACAATATGAAAAACATGTAGCTCAAATAAAACAATTATTTATAGCGTAACAAGAAAATGGAGAAAACAAAATGACTAATACAACAACACCAACTGCAAAAGAACTTGTAATGAGAACAATGATCACAGAATTAAAAATTATGAATCTAAAGCTTGATATGTTGGAAAATGAAATTGATGAAAAATTAGCTAATTAAACAAGGCAGGACGAGTGCTTAAAGTTTAAAATTTAACAAAATATAGGGGGTTCTTTCAAACTTAAAAAGAATGGAAGAATCAGAATGAATAAAAAATATGAAAAACAATTATACAGAATTATAAAAAAAGGTGTGCAAGAACGAGTGTGGCAAAATGATGGAAGTTGGACAGATGAGCAGAAACAGCTAAAAAACATGTACGAAAATCATCTATACATGAAAGAAGCAATCAAACTGTTTTGGACATACGAGGAGGCTTATGACAATGTAATAACGCAAGATGCTTATGTTGAAGCCTACAAAAAAATTAGCTTTAGATATCTAAAAAAAGTCGATTGGTACAACGAAAGCAAAGATAGAGAATTTATTGAAAAGTGTGTGACATGGCGAGCTGATAGAGCTTATAAAAGTAATTTAATTGAACTCATGACTGTTAAACAACTTGAATTGCTTGGTTACACGGTATTCAGACACAAGCTGATTGATATTGTCATGGGCGTTGACTTAGTAGCTGTGAAAGATAACAAATGTTGGTATGTGCATGTAACAAAAAATAGTGAATATAGTAGAAGAAAAGTATTTACAAAAAGCAACTATAGAAATATGACGATAGACAAGATGAATTTTGGCTTCACGAGAGATTTTAGAAAGCATGTCAAATTTTTATATAGTTGTAATGAAGGTAAGAATAACACAATTGAAAATGGATTGCCACTTTTTAAAAATGATTATGTGCTAGATAAATTAGACGACAAGCACAGTTTTGATTTTTATGATGAATATAATCAGCTTAGACGATTAAGCAGAAGTGTGAATAATAGAGTAATTGAGTTTGTTAGCACAGATGGGAAAATGATAATAAGTGAATCAAGCTATTGACGAAAGCTTGAGTAAAGTAAGATTGAACGAGTGGGATCGTTTAATTGAATAATAAATAGCAACAAAATATATGGGGGGTTCTTTGTTTATCGAAAAAAGATAAATGGAGAACTGAAATGAACAAGAATGAATTAAGAAAAAATGAAATTATTGAATCGCTACTTGAAAGCAAATGGATGAATGTGTATGTTAATAAATTAAATAAGAAGTTTGGCAAATACTCTACAAAAGATTGGAATCCATCGAAGGACAGCTTAATCAGCAACTTGTGGGAATCGCTTATCATATTTGAAAGAAACAATGACATAGATGCAAGTTTTGTTGAGATTGAAAAGTATTGTTTTCAGAAAGCTTATACTTTGACCTCAGAAGAGTTTATCAGCGAAACTGGTAAGTATCGTATGGGTAAGAAAAAAGAGTGGCAACAAACTTTGGTTGAGTACAAAGATGAACTACAGGCGAAGAAACATTACTTTGATGATTACCCTAGCTTGCAAGATGAATATGTATATGATAACACACAGCTAGATTCATTACCTAATAAGGCTTATGCGTGTGACTTTGCAGAAAACTTAACTAAAAGTCAAGCGACATTTGTTAAATCAGTTTTGAATCTTGGTGTGGATGCTACAATATATAACCTTGAGTTGAATAAGAAAAGTTTCAACAATCGCTTGAATAGAACGATTAAGGCAATCGAGAATAAACGCAATAAATACAATATTGTTTCAGAAAAAGATAAGGTAGTAGCTGATAGATTAAGCTTGATTGATTTGGTGGTCAATGTGATCGAGGATGAGCGAGTGAATGAGATAATGATTTTTAAATCATTGGCTGGCTTATATGAAAGTGAATTAAGTTATTTGTATTACAGAGCATTTGACGGTGTTGAAGCTGAATTAGCTTATCAATCGTTTAAGGAAAACAAAGGTAGACATTATGCTTATAGTTTGGTAAATGTGATATATGATGAAAAAGACAAGTTAGAATTGATATTGAAAGTAGCATAAAAGATTTAAGGTTAAAGCATTATGCTTTAGCTTTTTTTGGTATAATTAAATAAAAAGCTTGGAGAAAACAGATGGGCATTAATAAAAAAAAATTAAACTACAATGATACTCTAGTTGCAATAGAGAAGAATGAAAGACTATATTTTGCAGAATTAAATAGTAAAGATGAGTGGGTTAAACTTTTTTACAAGATTGAAGTTAGTAGCCATCATAGGAATCCAGAAACAGAATACTACATTGCGTCTGATACTTTTAAGTATAGGGCAAATCAATGTGTTATTGACGATGATTTACAAAGATTTTTAGACTTGAATAGAAATTTTATTTCTATATACTTTGATGATAAGAAAAATCTTTTAGATAAAGATATTAAAGAATACATGGATATTGAATCGCAATATTTAGTTTTTAGGGTTGGATTTTTAAATTAAAAAACGAGGACAGGCGGAGTATATATTATGAAGAAAGATAATAAGAGAACCCCCTAAAAATTGATAATTTTGCTATATTTTTCATAAATCTTTCATGCCGATAAAGGAGAAGTATAAATGCTTCTCTTTTATTTTGTTTATATTGTTTACAAATGTAAACTTTATATAGTAATTATAAGGAGTTAGTCGAGATGAATAGACAAGTTAATTTGAAAGATGTGATTAAAATTATTGATGAGAAGATTGATGGTTTGAATCAGCAAAATGGCATGGGTGCTTTGATGGCATTGGCAGGCTGGGCAAACGATAATGTTAATGAAGTTATTGACAGTAACAAGAAGATTATTAAAGAATTGACGGATTTGCGTATGAAAGTTTTAGAGATTTAAATGAGTAGGGTCGGTAATAAAAGTTTTTACGGAAACAATAAATGGATTGTTAAGCGTAAGAAGATACTGAAAAGAGATGGCTATGAATGTCAGAATTGTAGAAGATATTTCAGAAGCAAGGAAGCTAAAGTAGTTCATCACATTTATTTTTACGATGATTATAGTGAGTTAGGTTTGGTTAATTGGAACTTGATAAGTTTATGTAACGGTTGCCACAACAAGATGCACAATAGAACGACTGATGAAGCAACGAAACTTGGTAAAGAATATCAAGATAAAAGAAAAGTTGAGTTTAATAATTATTTTAAAAATAAAGAATAAAATAAATAAATTTAAAAATAAATAAGTTTATGATGAGCCCCCCCACCTATGTGGATGCGAGAAAAGGTAATGGGAGAAAGGCATAAGTGGGTCTTTTCCCCACTTTGAGTAGTTTGAAAATATTTTTCCGTAGAATAAATAGAAAGGAGCAAGAAAATGGCGAACAAAAATATACCGCAAAAAGACACAATAAAAAGGCGCACGATAGCTTATATGAAAGAGCTAAACACCTATAAAAAACAGTATAATCAACTGATTGAAGTGTACTCAGATTTGCTGTTGCAGTACTACATTTTGACTAAACAATTTGAAGAAAGTGGTTATGAAGTTGTGATGGAAACCGAAAAAAGTGGTGGTAAAAAATCGCCTATTCTTGCAACCCTTGAAAATCTCAGAAAAGATATTGGAACTTATTCAGATAGATTGATGCTCAATGCTAAAGCTAATAAAGACAGCGAAATCAATCTTAAAACAAGCCCTGACGATCCGTTTAACAAATTATTTGACAATTTAAATGGGGGTGGTTAGTTGAATGAAATTAACAGCCCACATTTCAATACTGCTTTACAATTTGCTGATGATTTAATCACAGGTAAGAAGATTGCCAATGTTGAACAAGTACAAGCATGTCAAAGATTTTTAGATGATTTGAAAAATGATAAATGGGACTTTAAGTCCAATCAATTTGATTTTGCAATCAATCTTATCGAAGGAACAATTTATCCCGAAAAGGGCGAGAATGTTGACGGAAGTTCAGCAAGATTAAACCCAATAAAACTTACAAGATGGGAAATATTTGTCACCGTTAACTTATTCGGATTCTTTATCAAAGACAGCAACATAAGGCGCTATCAAGAAGTCTTATTATTCCTACCTCGGAAAAGTGGTAAGACAACATTTGTTGCGTCATTAACTTGGGCAAAAAGCCTTATTGATGCTGATTCAGGTGCAACAACTTATATAGTAGCTAATAGCTTATCACAAGCAAAAGTGTCATTTAATTTCATTCAGCACAATTTGAATTTGCAACACAACAAAGATAAGTTTAAGCCTAGAATGCGAGCTAACAATCAAGAACACAGCATAAATGTTGATTTAGGCAAAGGACACATAGAAATAAGAGCAATCGGAGCTGATGAAAAATACTTGGATGGTCTCATAGCCAACACAATTATAGCGGATGAAGTCCATGCGTTCAAACGACCGAAAAGGTATACATTGATGAAAGATGCTATGAAAAGTTACAGCGGTTCACGAATGTTATTGGCAGTTTCAACCGCAGGCGACAACATAGGTTGTTTTCTTGATGAGCGTGTTGAGTTACTGAAAAAAGTGCTTAACAAAACAATCAAAGATGAAAGCAAATATGATAGATATTTCATTTATCTTTGCACAGCGCCGAGAGACAACAAAGGCAATTTCTTAAATCCTTTGACTGGCGAAATCACAGATATTGATGATCCACAGCTTATTGAGGCAGTCAATCCCAGTGCAAATGAAACAGTAAGTTTAGATTTATTAGTCAATGATGCAAAAATTGCATTGGACAGTGATGAAGGCACACGCAACGAATTTAAAAATAAAACACTCAATGTATTCACAACAAGCAGTGAAACATTCTTTGACATTGATGAATTTAAGTATTCAGACAGCTTATACAACTGGTCAATAGACGATTTATTAAAGTTAAATCTAAATTGGTATGGTTACGCAGACCTATCAGTCTTACACGATTTATCAGCGAGTGGTTTATACGCCAATTACAAGTATAAAGAAAAAGACGAAAACGGCAATACAATTGCAAAAGATATTGACATTGTAATTAGCCAAGCTTATTTTCCTTTACCACTTGCAATTGCAAAAGCTCAGGAATCTAACATGCCCTTGCAAGAATGGCAAGAAGAAGGTTGGGCAACCCTATCACAAACTGATGTTGTTCAGCCCTCAGATATCACAGGCTGGTTTGTCATGATGAAAAAAATGGGATTTAAAATCAAACAAGTAAATTTTGACAAGAAATCAGCAATGGAATTTGCGATAACAATGAGAGCTGAGAAATTTAAATTGAAAGATGCAAGTCAATTACCGTCCATAAAAACTATTGGTGTCCGTAGGATTGAAAACAAGGTTAAGAACGCAGAATTTTATTACTTGCATAATCGTAGCTATGAATATTGTGTTAGCAATGTGCGAGCAGAAGAACTATACAACGGATGGTTGAGGATAAGAAAGATAAGTAAGAATATGAAAATTGACCTGTTTGATGCAAGTGTGTTTGGTGCGGTTGCAATGTTGGAAGATATGGAATCAAAAGCAAAAGTTAAAAACATTTTGGACTAGAAAAGGAGGTGAGAAAGAAAATATGGGAATTTTAAATTATTTTAAACGCTCAACAGAGGAGCAAACTAGTAACAGAATAGGTTATTTTATGTCTAGCGATGCTGAAAATATTCTAGTATCAGGCTATACAAAGCTATCAGATAGCCCCGAAGTCACAACAGCTATTAATACAGTTGCAGATTTAGTCAGCAACATGACAATTCAGCTTATGAAAAATGGAGACAGGGGTGACACACGAGTTAAAAACGAAATCAGCAGACTTGTTGATATAGCACCGAATGCTTATCAAACCAGAAAATCATTTATATTTTGGGTTGTGAAATCTATGATGTTAAACGGTAATGCAGTTGTTATGCCACTTACAAGGAATGGCGAAGTTAAAGAATTAAAACCTTTATCATCAAACAAAATCAGTTTTTACCACGATCTTGATGATGAATTTGACTATGTTATCAAGTATAAAAACAAAGATTATGCACCGCAAGATTTATTACATTTTGTTTTGAACCCAGATGAAAATTTACCATTCATGGGAACGAGTTACAAGGTCAATTTGAACGATGTCACACACAATTTAAAACAAGCAAGCGCAACTAAGCGTAGTTTCATGTCAAGTGAGTACATGCCATCTTTAGTGATGATGGTTGATAGTGATGCAGATTTGGATGAAGATGAGCGTGAAAAGTTTGAAGAAAAATACTTGAAACGCAAGGATAAAAACAAACCTTTGTTACTGCCCGACGGCTTAGTCAAATTTGAAACGATTAAACCGCTGACTTTGGAGGATTTAGCTATTCATGAAAGCGTGAAAGTTGATAAGGAAACAGTTGCATCAATTCTTGGAATACCAAGTTTTGTTTTGGGTGTTGGCACTTACAGCAAGGACGAATGGAACAACTTTATCAACACGAAAATCATGTCAATTGCTCAGATTATTCAACAGACATTGAATAAATTGATTGTTGAACCTGATATGTATTTCACATTTAACCCACGGTCATTATACAATTATTCATTAATCGAGCAAGTCAATGCAATTACAAGCCTTGTTAAAGTTAATACGCTTAGACGGAACGAAGGCAGAAACTGGTTAGGTTTAGCGCCTGACAGCGAAATGGATGACTTGATTGTCTTAGAAAACTACTTGCTACAGCAAGATTTAAGTAAACAAGGCAAATTAACTCAGAATATTATTGATGAAAATGAAAAAGAGGAAAGTTAAATGAATGAAATAGGTATATTATTACACTGTTTACAAAAAACAAAAGGAAACACAGTATTTGAAAAAAGAGAATTCATTTTAAACTATTTTAAAGAAAATAATATTGATGAACATGCAAAAGATAAAGTAAAAACACTTTTTGATAATATATTTGAATAAAAAAACCAGTCAACGACTGGAAATAATATTTTTTAATTTTCTAAAAGTGTAGAGTCTACAAGTTCGTCTGGATTTTTAAAATCTAAAGAATGTGCAACAGTCCTGAATGATTCTACATAACTCCTAAACTCTATGTCACTCCATTGGTGGCTATGGTCAGTTCTGATATTCTCAAGTACTTCATCGTTGTAGACTGAAAAACGAAGTATATTATTGTAGAATTCATCTCTTTCTCCAATTTCATCAATGTTTTGTTGTAGATAAAATTCAATTTGTGTGTAAATAGAATGAGCCTCAGAAAGAAAAGTTGTTGAAGAAATCAACTGTTCGAAGCTTCTTTTGGAATCTTGATTATCTTTAGATTTAAAGAGTAATTCGTGACTATATTTAGTTGCCATGAAAGCTTCATGAAAGAATTTTCTTAGAAATTCTTTTTGCTCTTGTAGTTTATCATTCATTTTAAAAACCCCTTTATTCTTATTTTACCACTGTAAACAGAAAATATCAATATATAAAAAAATAGAAAGGAAACGAATTACAAGATGAGAAATCTTAAAAAACAAGTTAGGTCGCTTGGCAAGTTGCAAACACGAGATAACAGCACAGATGACGAAATGAAAATCGCAGGTTATTTTGTTGTATTCAACACAGAAACCGAAATTTATGACGGAATGTTTGAAGAAATTTCAGACAAAGCATTTAAAGATATTGACTTAACTGACATTAGAGCATTAGCAGACCACGACACCGCAAAAGTTTTGGGTCGTACAAAATCAAAAACTTTAACTTTAAAAGTAGATGAAAAAGGACTTTTTGGCGAAATTACAATAAACCCTGAAGATAGTGAAGCAGTCAATTTGTACCAGAGAGTGAAACGAGGCGACATAGACCAATGCAGTTTTGGCTTTAGTATTTTGAATGAAACGATGGAACAGCGAGAAGACGGCACAACAAAATGGACGATTACAGAAATCGAACTATTTGAAGTCAGCGTTGTTACTTTTCCAGCTTATAGCGATACCTCGGTTGAGGCACGAAGCGCACAAATCAAACAATTAGAACAACGAAACTTGCAAACACGCAAGGCAAAATTGAAAGAGAGAATAAAAACATGGCATTAAGACAATTAATTTTAAACAAAAAAATTCAAGAACGCTCAGCAAAACTTGTAGAGTTACGAGCTGACGAAACTAAACTTAAAGACGAAGAAGTAGAACTTGAAAAAGCACTTGACGAAGCTGAGACTGATGAAGAAGTAAAAGTGGTCGAAGATTCAGCAAATGAACTTGAAAAGAAAATCAAAGAAAAATCTGATGAAATCACTAAATTAGAAACTGAAAAAGCTGACCTAGAAGCTGAATTGGCTAAAATCGAAGATGAACAAACAGATGAAAATACTGATGAAGATGAAGAAAAAACTAAAGATGGAGAAAAACGAAAAATGGGTAAAAAAGTAGAAGTAAGAAACACACAGGACAACAAAGATTTTGCGAACTATATCAGAACTCAAGGCTCAGAGGTTCGCTCATTAAACACTTCAAGCGGTGCAGTACTTGTACCAGTTGAAGTTTCACAAAATGTGCTTGAATTGAAAGATGGTCAAGTTGATTTGACGGCATATGTTACAGCTGAAACAGTTGGAACAGGTTCAGGTAAGTTCCCAGTCGCTAAACGAGCTACAGCAATTCTTGCGACTAAAGAAGAACTAGCTGATATTGCTGATATTGCTGACCCACTTTTTATTGATGTTGAGTATTCAGCTAAAACTCGCATTGGTCAAATCGCATTTTCAAATGAGCTTATTGAAGATTCCGCAATTGATGTTGTAGCATACGCAGAAAAACAAATGCAAAGAATGGTGCGTAATACAAATAACAAAGGAATTCTTGATGTATTGAACACATTTGCTGTGAAAAATGCGGTCGGTGCAGATGGCTTGAAATCTATTGTGAATATTGAGCTTGACCCAGAATTGGACACTAAATTTGTCGTGGATCAAAGTGCTTATCAATTTATTGATACTTTGAAAGATGTGCAAGGTCGTTACCTTTTACAAGATTCAATTGCGTTTGCCAGCGGTAAATCATTGTTTGGTAAAGAAGTCATTGTGATTTCAAATGCTATCGCACCAAAAGCACCAACAGGCGGTGTTGGATTTGTATGGGTAGGTGACTTAGCCGAAGCCGCAGCTTATTTCAAACGCTCAGACATTACAGCAACTTGGGAAAAATTTGATGCGTTTTCAAAAGGTTTGGCAGTTGGCGTGCGTTCAGATTATAAAGTCGTTGACGAAAAAGCAGGCGTGAAAGTCAAATTGACAGCTGAATAAGCAAATATAAGAAAGAGGGCAACCTCTTTTATTTTTAAGCGGAAGGAGTTAAATAGTATGAAATATCAAGTGTTAGTAGATTTTACGGACAAAGAAACTAAACATGTTTATCTAACAAACGATAAATACCCCGTCAAAGGGCGGACAAGAAAAGGTAGAATCGAAGAACTTCTTTCAGATACGAATATGAGGGGGCAACCTCTTATTTGTGTTGTGAAAGAGGTTGAGGAGGTAGCCAATGGCTGAAACAAATGAAGATAAGATTTTAAACTTGGTCAAAGCGACATTGGGCTACAAGTCGGCAGTAAGAGACGAATTATTAAAAATGATTGTTAAGTCTGTTGTTGACGAGTTAGAAATTCAAAAACGCATTAAGCTAGACTTTGAAAACGCTGAACACCTCATGTTTATTGTTGATTATGCAGTTTTCAGATACGAAAACAAGGGCGGCAGTGTGATGCCTAGAAACTTAGAATATAGGCTGAGAAACCTCATAATCAAATTCGGAGGTGCTTAAGATGTGGGATTTAGAAATTTCATTGCTTGCAGAAGATGGATATGTTCAAGAAAATGGCAAGCTTAATAAGACTGTTAAATATTCAGAAACAGAGTTATTAGCTTATGAAAAGCCTATTGGCAGGGCTGAATTGTATTATGCGGGTCAATCAAATATTGAATTGACAAAAATCATTGTTGTACATGCTTTTGAATATGACGGTCAGCAACTTGTAAAAATTGACGGTATTGTCTATCAAGTTATCAATACTTATAAAATCAGCAATGAAGAAATTGAATTGAAGTTGAAAGCAAAAAAAGGCGGTGTATGATGCAGGATATAGCAAGTGAAATTGCACAAGCATTAAGCCAATATACAAGTGAAGTTGAAGCTGAAATGGATATGATCAAGGCTGATGTAGCGGATGAAACTGTTGATATGCTGAAAGTTAATAGCCCGACTGGTCGCAGGGGAAAATATGCTAAAGGTTGGCGTGTTAAAAAGGATGGTACAAGCTATGTAATTCATAATGCGACAAATGCAGGATTGACACACTTGACCGAAAAAGGACACGCAAAAAGGAATGGTGGAAGAACACAGGCACAGCCTCATATTTCAATTGCTGAACAAGAAGCTATCAAGAAGTTTGAGAATAAAATAGAAAGGGCAATTAAGGGTGATTAAATGAATTTGATGGAATTTAAAGCAGAATTGGAAAAGTTAGATATACCTATCCAATACCGAGCTTTTGAAAGTGGTCAAGCACCAGAATTGCCTTATCTAATTTTCTATGAGAATGATTCAGATAATGTTTTTGCAGATAATCACAACTATTATGATGTGCTGAATATTATATGTGAATTATACGCAGACGAAAAGGACATTGGGTTAGAAACTAAGTTGCAAAAATTATTGTATGACTTAGAAATTCAATACAACTCAACAGAAACTTTTATTGATAGCGAAAATATGTATCTTAAAGCCTATGATGTAGTTATTACCTTTGATAGTCTTGCAAATGTGCAAGAAAAAGAAATAGACAAATCAAATCTTAAAACTTTGGTTGGTTATGTCGAAACTTTGAAATCAGATGCTTATGAGGTTGATGGATTTAACAAACTTCAAACAGTACTAGCTTACGCTAAAGCAATCTTAATTGATGAAGAAACAACACAAGATGAAGTAACAGAGAATGTGAGTGGCTTAATTAATGCATTAGGTCAATTGCAACTAATCTAATAAATAAAAATAGAAAATGGAGAATTAAAAAATGGCAACACAAGAAAATAAAGTCGTTTATGGACTGAAAAATGTACATTACTCAAAAATGACAATTAACGAAACGGGCAAGGTTGTTTATGCTAAACCTGTGGCAATCAAGGGTGCGGTGGAAATCTCGCTTGAATCAAAAGCTGAGTTAGTATCGTTTGAAGCAGACAATGAAGTATATTACAGCGCACCAGGCACCTCATCATATGAGGGCACACTAACACTTGCAAAAGTACCTGATGGTTTCCTTGTCGATATCTTAGGTGAAGTGCTAGACGCAACTGACGGAGTTCAAACAGAAATCGACGGAGCTAAAACTTCAAACTTTGCGCTGATGTTCCAGTTCGAAGGTGATAACTCAGGTGTTCGTCACTTATTCTACAACTGTTCAGCAAGCCGTCCATCCGTGGCAAGCAAAACTGGTAAAGAAATCGGCACAACAGAATTAGCATTTACCGCATCGGCTAAACCCGCAGAATCAGCAAATGATAAATCTATCGTGAAAGCTAAAACAACTGGTAGCACAACTACAGAAGTATATAACAAATGGTTTGATGCAGTTTATGTGAAGGCACCAGCGCTAGGATAAATTTAAAATAGATAGGGAGATGCTCAAAGGGGTATCTCTTTATTTTTTAAGAAAGAGGGCAAACAAATGGAAAAAACAATTGAAATAGACGGAAAAAAAGTTAAATTAAAAAGCACGGCTGGCACACCAAAAAGGTATAAAGCACAGTTTAGAAAGGATTATTTTAGCGAGTTGTTGAAATTATCTAAGTTGATGGCAAACACAGATGGTGAAGAATTTGACTTAGCAAAAATTGATTACTCAGAACTTGATTATCTTGACTTTGAAGTTTTTTATAACTTTATTTGGGTATTGGCTAAGACAGCAAACAAAGAAATTGGTGACCCGATTGATTGGTTGGATGAGTTTGATTCAATGCCACTTGCTGAAATTTTCCCTGAAATCATTGACTTGCTAGAGTCGAGCATCTCAACAAAAAAAAAGTAGATGAAGTGTCAGGCTCAGATGAAGTTTTCAGTGAAGAATCATTTTATTATGTGTGCAAGCAAGTGGGCTTAACAGCGGATGAAATGGACGACATGAACATAGGGCAATGTCTTGACTATATTCAGGAGTGGATTGACAACAATTCAGAAGACGGAAAACAAAAAACTATTAAAGCAAATCAGAATGATTTTGATGCGTTTTAACAAATAGCAGTGCTGAGGTTTGCCCTCAGACGATTTTAAATTATTAATCATGAGTGGTTATAAGGTTTAAAATCTTGTAAGGGCAAATCTCAGCATAAGCAAAAGAAAGGAGAAACATGGCTAACAAAAACATAAAGGGCATTACTATTGAGCTAGATGGTAATACAACAGGCTTGCAGAAAGCCTTGAAAACAGTTGATAGTACAAGTGTCAAGCTCAATTCAGAGCTAAAAGAAGTTAATAAGCTACTTAAATTTGATCCTAGCA